CAGGAAATGTTTCTGTATGGAATTAGAACCAAAATACATTGATGTAATCATAAACAGATGGGAAACATTCACAGGACAGAAAGCAGTGAAACTGAATGCAGATTGAAACACTGAAACAAATCATTGCAAATACACCTGACGGAATGCACAAAAACGATTTAATACGGCAATTAAAACGATTGTACAGAAAAGAAAGATTACAAAAACGGGCGAGTATGTAAAAAACATACTTGCCTTTTATATTGCGTAAAACACGCTACAACGCATTTAAAACACATAACACTATAACTTATACAAGCCGATAATAAAAACGGCTGTATAACGCTATAAAGCGCATTAAAAACGATTTGCAAGGTGGAGCGAATGAACCGAAACAGTTTAAAAGCATTAGAGGAAAACAGGCATAAAGGGCAATTCACAAGCGGTGAACGAGCGGTGAATATGGGCAAGTTAGGCAAGATAGAAAGTGACAAGGTAAAAGCGGAAAACAAGCAGAAGGCATTAGAGCGTGAAGAAGTGGTAAATGTACTTACACGAGTATTCAATGCGCCTGCTGATAAAACAACCGCAGAGAAACTGGAGACGCTGAATCTTCCTAACAACCTGCTATCCAAAACGCTATACAATGCAGTACAAAAAGCAGGGGTAAACTCTAATATGCTTCGTGTACTGTTGGAGCTGATAAACGCATTGAACCAGCAACAGACCAACGTAACAGTTAATAATAATCCGTATGCTTGTCTTTCTGACGAAACGCTGAAGAAGCTGGCTGAAGAGGATTGATTGCATAAATCTGTCAACGGATTGCGAATAAAATACACCAAAATGCCAAAAATCACGGGGAAATACAAAGAAGATTTTATTTTTATGCAAAAATGGATGACGCTACAAAGAAAAAGCTGGGGAGCAGGATTGAATTAGCACGAAGATACTTTTGGTACTATTGCCGCCTCAAAGCACCGCAGTTTTACAAGAAAGAGAGGCGGTATCTGCGGATTCTCTGCGATACGTTGCAGGATTTCCGCACCTCCAACAAAACAGTACTCCTGATAGATTTACCGCCACGCCACGGCAAAAGCAGGACGCTACAGCTTTTCGTGGAATGGATGCTGGGCAGGAATCATCAGGAGAAGATAATCACTGGTTCGTACAACGAGACGCTGTCACAGACGTTCGCCAAGAGCGTCAGGAACAGCATTCAGGAAATCCACGTTGACGATATGCGACCCGTGTTTTCTGATGTGTTCCCAAACACCTACATTAAGAAAGGTGACGGGGCTATCAATCTGTGGAGTTTGGCAGATGGTTACAATAACTACCTTGCCACTTCACCGAGCGGCACTGTTACTGGCTTTGGCGCAACGATTCTATGTATAGATGACGTTATCAAGAACGCCTACGAGGCGCACAACGAGACGATAAAGCAGGAACACTGGCTGTGGTACACAAACACTCTGCTGTCTCGTCTTGAAGAGGGCGGCAAGGTTATCGTAGTCATGACAAGATGGGCAACGGATGACCTTGCTGGGCATATCCTCCAATACTACGGAGACAAGGTGGAACACGTTAACATGAAAGCCGTGCAGGACGATGGCACAATGCTCTGTGAAGAGATACTGTCACGGGAATCCTGCGAAGAAAAGAAGCGTATCATGGGGTTGGATATATTCAATGCCAATTACCAACAAGAGCCTATCGACATCACAGGCAGGTTATATAGTGGATTCAAGACGTATGATGGGGAATTGCCCGAATTCAAACAAATCAAAAGCTACACTGATACCGCCGACACTGGGGCGGATTTTTTATGTTCTTTCGTATATGGGGTAACTTATAGAAATGAAGCGTATATTTTAGATGCATATTATACAGATGAAGCTATGGAAATAACAGAAAGAAGAACGGCTGATTTGTTTAATAAAAATAATGTAAACATAGCAGTTATTGAAAGTAACAACGGCGGCAGGGGCTTTGCAAGAAATGTAGAGCGAATTTTAGGTGAATATGGGTCAAATAAGACGGTTATTAAATGGTTTACGCAACACAGCAATAAGATAAGTCGTATACTTTCAGCTTCTGCATGGGTTATGGAGCATGTATACTTCCCTATTGGGTGGAAAAACAGATGGCCAATGCTTTATGAAGCATTAATGAAATATCAGCGTCAAGGCAAAAACGAACACGATGATGCGCCCGATGCATTATCCGGGATTTATGATGATTTAGCGCAGAGAAAGTTTGAAGCAAAACAGTACTTTGCTAACTACATTCTTTAGGAGTAACAAATGAGTGAATTATCAAGAGTATTAGGAGAAACAGGAAACAAGCGGCTTGTAAGAGATGCTTTTTATGGTGTAGGCGGATTTGCTGACGGAAGTTATCTGTGCAAGTATGCGAGAGAAACAGATGACAATTTCGCTATCCGTCAGAAGTTGGCTTACTACTTCAATTACACAAAACCTATTATTGAGGGTGCAGTTGACCCTGTTTTCCGTGAATACCCAACAAGGACTACAAAAGCAAAAGACAACCGCTGGGATGCGTTTCTAATTGATGTTGACGGCAAAGGCACTGCCATTGATGATTTTATGGCAGATGCCGCACTGGATGCGAAACTGGACGGAAGTGTGTTTATCGTAGTAGACAATGCTATCAATGCTGAATCTACCAACGTAGAAGATGCGGTACGCAACAGGGAGTTTCCTTATTTGTATCTGCTTAATTCTGATGATGTTATTAGTTATGTGGTAGACAAAAAAGGAAAGTTGATACTGATAACATACAAACAGCAGTATGATACAGTAGAGGAAGGGCGCAGAAAAACTATTACAGAGCAATGGACATGGACTCTTGATAGTTGGAAATGCGTTAAAGAGGGGCAGGAAACGGAAGGAGTTAATCAAATAGGGGAAATACCTATTATTCCTCTTGTTGGGGCAAAGACGGAGAAGCGAAGTCAAAACGCACTTACTCCACAAAGTGATTTCCTGCATATAGCACGAATAAACAGGGCAATATATAACGCCTGCAGTGAGTTGAGATTACGCAACCGCTCGCAGGCGTTTTCTATGCTTACCTATCCTGTACCCGATGACGAAAATCCCAGTGCGTATAAAGAGTTTCTGACAGGCAGTAATAACGCATTGCTCTACAAGGGCGGCACACCCCCGTCATGGATAACGCCCGACCAAGCACCATCTGACATGCTGAAAAACGAAATTGATATGCTTGTTGAGGGCATATACAGAATGGCAGAACGTGCCAGTGTGACAGGTGTACAGGCACAGACAAGCGGTATTGCAAAAGAGTGGGACAACCTTACTCGTATGCAGAGTATATCTGCGTTTTCCAAAGTCTGCCAAGATGCGGAACACAAGATAGCACATATTTTCGGCTTGTATATCGGCAAGGATTTAGATGCGACAATTATGTATTCGCAGGATTTCGGCATTGTGGATAAAACCGCAGAACTGGACGCTATCACTTCTGCACTTGATTTGGCGATTGGCGGCAAGTTTGATACCGAGATAAAGAAAAAAGCAGTAAGAATCCTGCTCAAAGAAATTGACGATGATGTTATCCAAGATGTTATCAAGGACATTGAAAGCCGTGCGGAAGATATGGATTACTCACAGCAGGACAATGACAAAACACAGGATAACGACCAAGATGATATGACCGATGCAGAATGATGAATTTACCAGAAGCCTAAAAAAAATAATGCGTGAATACGGCAGACAATACGCCTTGCTGGCTGACCGATTAAGTCGCAAGATACTTGCCTATATGGAACAAGGGCAGACGATAACACAGGCATACAGGACGGCTATAAAAGAGGTTAATTTTTACAATCTCAATGCCGATGCCATAGAAGATGCTGTGTATGAATCTTGCCTAAAAGGATACGGAATAAAAGCGAAGCCGTTATTTGTTGCGGTTGAGGGTGAAGAAAAGATACGGCACAAGCTGATGGATGTTGCATGGGCGCAGGATAAAATGAAACTGTCAACACGTTTGCATGGGTTAGATAACGTGCTTCATAACAACGTAAAAATGACAGTGAGTAACGCCTTGCGAACACATAAAACCATTAAGGCATTGGCTATGGAATTGTTTGATGGTTATAACTCACCCGATAAGGTGCTAAATGATGCCGAGTTACCGAAGTATCTGAAAAAGATTAAACGGCTGACAACACGCTTATATAGTGGGGATGCTAAAGCCGCAAGAGAATCAAGGATATACAAGGCGGTAAGTAGGGATATACGGAAGTTGAAAACTCCTGCTTTACGTGCGGCATACCAGCAAGCATTGGAAGCATCTGCAACGGATAAAAAGAGGGCGTTACAGAAGGCGAAAAAGATGCTGGAAACAGGGCGAAGTCAAGAAGCTGTCAATGCTATGCTGACCGCAGAACGTAAAGCGGCACTGGATAAAGCATTATGGGTGGCAACACAGGAGAAAAGCAGATACTACGCAGAGCGTATTGCGAGGACGGAATCTGCGAGGGCATGGTATGAAGGACAGTTAAAAAACGCAAAAGATGACAGCGATATTTTCGGATTTAAGTGGATATTATCTGCTTCGCACTCACATGATGACAGGGATTGTGATTGCGATTACAACGCAAACGCTGATGTAGGGTATGGTAAGGGGATATATCCGAAAGATGATGTCCCCGAACTACCAGCACATCCGAACTGCATGTGCCATCTGAAAAAGGTGTACACATGGGAGATAGAAGAAGATTTTGTTAATGGTGTAAGGGTTATAGCGAAAAGGTTTCAATGAGGAGAAGATTATGCTGATGCGTACACGCTCACCGACCAACGAAGCAATGACGATTTGTTTTATAGGATATAAGGAGGGTTATCATGACTATTGATGAAATTAAAAAGTTTATTGAACAGCAGAAAGACGGCAAAAGCTATCTTGATGCGTTGAACGATTATCTGAACACACTGTCAACCGCTACAAAAGCAGACAAAGAAAGCATTAAAAAACTGCAAGACGAAGCAAAGCAGAGCAAGGCGAAAATTGATACTCTTAATGGTAAGGTAGAAAAATTTGCCGATGCACTGGGCGTCAGCGAGGAATCTGAAACGCTGGAAGATGATATTGCAGAAGCACTTAAAACAAAAGGTGGCACTGGCGATGCTTCTTTACAGCGCAAGATTGAACGGCTGACAAAGCAGTTAGCGGATACGAAACAGAGTATGACAGCACAGTTAGATGCTGAACGTGGGAAACGGCACGAAAGCATGATTCGCAGTGCGTTAATCTCTGAACTGACCGCACAAAATGCAGTTGACCCTACTACATTGGTGGATATGTTCCGCAAAGATGTAAAAGTAGGCGAGGATGATTCTTTGGTATTCGGTGACAACAAGACCGTAAAAGACGGCATTTCCGCATGGTTACAGGCTCACCCTGTGTTTGTATCCAATAACCAAAAAAGCGGTGCCGGGAGCGGAAATAACGGCAATTCGGGCGGTGGGAATCAGTTGTTAGAAATGGTCAAATCTATGGGGAAAACTGCCGCAAACCCCGAAAGTGACCCATCAGCGGCATATTTTAAGTAATGAGGTGATAACATGACTTTGAACACTGTTGCCTATGAAGGCGCAAAAGACATTCTGTATTTACTGGACGATTACACTGCAATCAGTGTAAACGTAGGTAATACTGGCGTAACTGCTGGTGCTGACGGCAAAAAGATTGTAAAAGCTGGTACTGTTATTGGTGGCGTACTGGAAGATATGACACAGGAAGCGGTTGCGGCTGATGGTTCTACTGTTACCGCAGAAGGCATTCTGTATCACGATGTAGATGTTACCGATGGTGCGGCTGTTGGCACTATGATTATTCGTGGTGTCATTGACGGCAAGAAACTTCCTGCGGCTGTTACTGCGGCACAGAAAGCTACTATGCCTATGATTGTTGTTGTTGGCGAACCTGCGTAAAGGATGGTGATTGAACATGGCTAAACTTTCTGAACTGTTTACCGCACAGTTAATTGCGGCTTATTACACCGAATCTGCTACCAATCGTGTTCCGTATCTTGGTGAAACCCTGTTCCCTGCACGTAAGAAAAACGGCTTGGATTTGCGTTGGGTAAAAACACATAGCGGTCTGCCTGTATCTCTGAATGTATCTTCCTTCGATGCAAAAACCGAAATCCGCTCCCGTGAGGGGTTGGAAATCACTGCTACACAGATGCCGTTCTTCAAAGAGGGCATGAGCATCCGTGAAGAAGATAGACAGGAACTCCTGCGTGTACTGGAATCTGATAATGCGTATGTTCGTCAGATTTTGGCTAATATCTATGACGATGCTGGCAAACTGATTGAAGGTGCTAACGTAGTCAACGAACGGATGCGTATGCAGTTGCTGTCCAGCGGTGCTATCAATATCACTGATAGCAAGGGCAAGAAGCTGAAATACGATTACCAGTTTAAATCCGCACACAAGGCAACTCTTACTGGCAGTAATAAATGGTCTGATGCTTCTGCGGATGTTAATGGTCAGATTGAAACTTGGATGGACAAAATTGAAGAAGATACTGGCGAACGCCCGACCCGTGCCATTCTGACCACTGCTACTCTGAACAATCTGAAAAGGAATACACAGGTACTTGCAGAACTGAAATCCTTGCTGGCTACGCAAGCCGCTCCGATTCGTACCGATGCTATCATCCAGTGGTTCAAAGATGCCTTTAATCTGTCCGTTGCGGTATACAACAAAATGTATCTGAACGAACAGGGCGGCACTGGTGCGAAATTCTTCCCCGATGGTGTATTCACCTTGCTCCCTGCTGGTGCGCTGGGTAACACTTGGTATGGTACTACTCCCGAAGAAGCAGACTTGCTGGGCGGTGCAAATGCGAACGTACAGATTGTCAACACTGGCGTAGCGGTAACCACGTTTACTACTACCGACCCTGTCAATGTGAACACGAAGGTATCGCAGATTTCTCTGCCGTCCTTTGAAGCATCTGACAAGGTGTTCATTGCAACTGTACTGTAATTAAAAGTTAAGAAACCACCTCTTTTATGGGGTGGTTTTTTATTTTGGTGAAATTATGGATGCAGAGCAGATATTAAACGAATACTTAAGACAGGCGGTATTAAGTGCAACAGAAGAAGTCGCTGATTATGCCACACAGCATCATGGATTTAAGTCACGCACTGGAAACCTTGAGCGGTCAATTACATCTATCCATTCAAGAGATGGGTTGAAAGGTTGGGTGACGATTGACAGAACACAAGCACCTTATGGCACTTACGTTCATCAAGGTTATGGTGCTTTTACCATTGTACCACGGAATAAAAAAGTCTTGCGATGGGTTGGACGAGATGGTGGATTTGTGTTTGCGAAACGTGTAAGACATCCCGGCTATAAAGGTGACCCATTTCTGTTTAATGCGCTTGATGCAAGCAATGATAAAGTCGAAAAAATATTTGATAACCGAGTAAATGCGGCACTGCGAGAAATTGCGAAAGGAATGTAGATATGGATTTTATTACGTTAGAAGATTGTAAAGATGAAATTGTTACCTGTACAGAATCGGATATAACAGAAGCAAATTCATATCTGTTAAATCTGTCTAAACAGATGAATGTAAGCGAATCCAAAATCGTTATTCCTGCCGTATATACAGTGAAAAGGTTAGGCGTTGTCTATGCGCTTTATATTGCCTGTGTCCGTAATATTGGCAAGGATAATCTGACTTCCCTTGATACGGAAAGCGTAAGAATGGATATTTACGCACAGAAAGCAAGGCTATATAAGCAGGAATTAGCAGAGATACTGAAAGGCATTTCCGAAGCTGATTTCACAGGTAAATCAAGTGGATACGGCACTGGATTTATTGTGCCTGTATGGAGGGCATGATGTTAGCGCAACGCAGACAGGATGTTACCAATGCACTGTATGAGATGCTGACTAATGGATTACCCGAAGTATCGTGGAGTAAGTTTTTCAAAGGCTTTCAACGTGGTAAAGGGTTAGTCGGTTCTCTTGTCAGTGACAGGATAGATTTTGAATACGATAGCAAAAACCAATTAGTGGCAACCGCCCGATATACGATTATTATTGCAGATTCAGAAAATATGGACACTGTGGATAATGCCGCAGACATAGCTTTTGAGTTGATAGATAATGATGATTTAAACGGCACTGCAACGATTGGTGAAGTCAAAAGAATATCCTATGCCGCCTCACCGAATCGTGAAGATGCTGGGGCGGTTTTAATTGAATACGAAGTTAAATACTACGTGTAAAGGAGTGATTTAATTGGCTAAAGTACGTGCAACACGTTCTGTAACCGTGGATAAACTGGTAGGCAAAAACGTACTGGTTTATATCAACTTTGGCGAAGATGCCACCGAAACCGTACCGAAATGGACTCTGATTGGCGGTCAGCGTTCCGCTTCTCTGTCTATGACGGCTGACGATATTGACGCATCTAACAAAGCAAGCGGTGGTTGGGGCGAAACTTACCCCGGCACGAAAAGCACTGAATTGTCTATGGACGGCATCATCAACACTAACGATGATGGTTACGCCGCCTTGAAAGACGCTTTCGTTAAAGGCGAAGCGGTTGACCTGTGCCGTTATGCTACCGATGGTACTGCTGACCGCAACTGGTACAACATCACCGAACTGTCGGACGAAACACCGCATGACGATATGGCTACGTTCAGCCTTACTGCTGGTGGTGTGGGCGCACCGCATTTCTATACTGGGCTGACCAGTATTGATGAAGTAACTGGCAATATCTAATTTTGGGGAGGTAAACAAAAATGAAATACAACAGGCTGACAAGGGAGCTGTTTTTCGATGTTGGCGGCAAGGAGTATTCGATTATCCCGAAAAACTGGTTACTTTCAAGAATTGAATCTGCGTGTCCGAATGGTGAAAGTTTGGTCAGCGTTTCAGTAAACAGGAAACCACCAACAATACCGATGATGGTTGAAACTTTTTGTGCTGGTCTTTTGTGTGATGGGAAACGTGTAGACCACAAAACGGCAGAAGAACTGTGCGATAAGTACATTGAGGAAAACGGAGTGGCTAATGGTCTAATGAATCTGTATTATGCAGTTATGGCTGTTTCCAATTTTCTCGGGAAAGATGCCAGTGATGCTATTCTTGCGAAAATTGGGATTGCCAATGTAGATACAGAGGAAGTACCAAAAAAAAACAATCATCAGGCGGAAAGGAAGTAACAAGTTTCAATGATTATCTCACGGAAGTACTCCCGATATGTTTTGGCGCACTACAAATGACAGCAGAGGAAATATGCGAGAGTACTCCGTGGGAAATCAATATGAGGATAAACGGGCTTAAAGACAGGCAAAGGTATGACAGGCTGTTTACTACGAACTTTATCACTTTACCTGTCTATAATTCGGGTTTTTCTCGTCCTAAAAAGGGCGTAAGTATAGAGGACATTCTTCCAAAAGAGGATTTGGAAGATGAAATTACACAGACGGAAATAGATAAATGGCGAGAGATTCTGAAAGGCGCACAAGATGGCAGATACAACAAAAAAGATAGCGGTTGAAATATCAGCGAAAGTCAATGATGCCGCAAAAAAGATAGATAATGTTTCTGATTCCATAACTAAATTAAAAGGAAACGCAAAAAACCTGTCCGCTGGCATGGATGTTGCCGCTGTTGCTACTGGTGCGTTTATTGGAAGCTTGGCAACGGACGCCATCGAAGCGTTTGGGCAGATGTTATCGTCTGCGGTAACTGCGGTAATCAATTTTGGTACGCAGACGCAGAAAACAATGTCAACACTGTCTGCAATGAAGAACCTTACTGGAGAAGCTTCAGAAGCGTTTCAAGCGTTCAACGATGTAGGCAGGAACACTAACTACGATTTACAAGCTGTGCAGGAAATGGGTATACAGTTGGTAAATCTTGGTTATTCTGCCCAAAATGCCGCAGATTTAATCCAGTTATGTGCTGATACTGCCGCAGGACTTGGACAGGGACAGGCGGGCGCACAACAGCTTGTAGATGCTATTTCACGTATACAGGCAACAGGCGAAATGAGTAGCCGTCAGTTGATTACGTTGGCGCAAAGTGGCATGGATTTAGACAAGGCATTCTCTACGGTTGGAATGACAGCCGCACAAGCCATGAAAGCGATGGAAGACGGCACGTTAGATTCCAAAGTAGCAGTACAGGCACTGACCAATTACATGCACGAATTTGACGGCTCTATGGCTGAAAGCAAGCGCAACATAACCGATATGTGGGGAGATGTATCGGGCAATGTTCAGACAGCTTTAGGCGAGATAGGGGCAAGTATTTTCGATGCCTTTAATCAGAGTGGTATCATACAGACGCTGATTGACTTTACACAGGATTTAGTGGATTTGGTGCGGTCTGATGGCACTGGTGCATTCAGTGATTTGGGTGATATTGCCAGTGATGTATTAGATGGTATCAACACACTGCTAAATGTTGTCATAACTGCATTGAAGTTTATCATCATTACAGTGGGTGATGTCTATAGCGCATTTAAAAGTTTCGGCTCGCAGGTGTATAGTGCGTTACAGCCTGCTATTGATGCGTTAATGACAGTGTACAATGTCGTAACCAGTATACTGTCCTCAATAGGAGCAGGATTCGCAAGTGAGGTAAACGCTGGCTACAAGCAGATGATTGACTCGGGGCTTGAACCCGAAGAACGTGCAGAACGGAGGAGGGCGGCAAGGCAGAATAACTTCAGAACCGCTACACGCAGGAGATTGTCAAGCGGTGGCGGTGGAAGTGCTGGCGGTGGCGGTGGTGCTTCTAAAGCCGTATCTGAAGAAGAAAGGGCAATTGAAGCACTGGTAAAGAAATACACCGATGCGGATAAAGCAAGGCAGAGCAGAGCGAAGTCATCTATTGAACTTGCGAAGGTGAACCTTGCCTTACTTGCTGGCGAAGCTAAAGAGGAAGAAGAAAAGCGAATCAAACTGGAAGCACTGTCTGAAGCACATTCTGAAATGCTGAATGGCTATAATAAAGAACTGGAAGTAGCCAAAAAAATCAAGGATGTAAGCACAAGGGCAGATGTTATCAAGGAGATAGAAGCACAGCGGACGGCAGAAGAAAACCTTTACAACGCAAAAGTGAAGGTAGCTAATTTTGAAGCATCTTACAGTAAAAACCAAAAAGAAAGTCAGAATATCATTGACAAGTATTTAGGCTCTGACGATGAAATCGCACAGAAGATTAAAACTGTGCAGGATGGGGTGGCAAGGCTGTTTCAAGTTGCTGATGTTGGGGCATCGGGCGGTAAAGCCATTACGGATGATGAAGATTTAGATTTAATTGCACAGATTTTAAAGAAAACGCCCGAAGATTTACAGGCAGAACTTGACCAAAAGAATCAGACATTGGCGGAGTTTATTGAGCAGAACAAAGAAATTATTGCGCAAGGGACAGCGGCATTTACAGACCAGCAAAACGCTGTTAAAGGTTGGGCAGATTTCACCATAAACTATGCACAACAGGTCGGTGATGCCATGAGTGGCGCAATGATGGATTTCATTACTGGTGCGAAGTCGGGCAAGCAAGCTATGGCAGATTTTGTATCGGGGTTATTGAAAAATGCGGCACAGTTGTTGACACGCTGGTTATCTCTGTTTGCGATATTCTCTATTGTAGGTGACCCAGCACTGGCGGCAAGGAACGCATCAGCGGCTGTTTTTGGTACAGGAAATGTCCAGTTACATAGCACAAAAGCCGGACTAAATCCGTTTGATATTACCAATGCAAGCAGGAATGCAGAGGGCGGTTTTATCACGGGTGCAGGAACGGGAACATCAGATAGCATTCCTGCTATGTTATCCAATGGTGAATACGTTGTAAGGGCGGCGGCTGTCAAGAAAATTGGTGTACCTACGTTAAGTGCGATAAACAGGGGACACTTTGCAAGTGGCGGTCTTGTTGGCGGTAACTATGTAGGCGGCAAGAAGTTAGAGCCGTCTGCACCGATGAACAATCTGACATTACAAGTAAACGCATTGGACGCTTCTGATTTCGATGATTTCTTGTCTTTGCGTGGCGGTGGAGAACGTATACAGAACATGTTGTATGAAGCACAGAGAAGATTTGAGTATTCTATGGGGTGATTAGATGGCAATAGCTAAATTTCCCGCATCGCTACAAGGGCGGTGCGCTTATAACAGCAGTAAAAGACAAAGTTGGGATACGGCTATTGAGGAATCAGCAAGCGGTAGGTATCGTGCGTTGACGAACCAGCTATACCCACAATGGACTATCACAGCTTTAATACAGCCGCTATCTGATGCAGAAGCAAGAGTTTTAATGGGGTTTGTAGCCGCTCGCAAGGGCGGTTATGAACCCTTTTTATGGCTTGATGGGGAAGATTATCAGGAAAAGGGAATTATCCTGCCTAAAATCTCAAACGGCATCTATCAGGCTGTTATGAAAATGGGCGAATATGTTGAGCCTGTTGAATATATCGAAAATGTCAGCGTATATGTAGATGGCACAAAACAAGATGCAAACGCATATACAACGAACAACGGATATATAACATTCGTTACCGCTCCTGCTACGGGTGCGGTTGTAACAGCAGATTACACTTATTACTGGAAAGTGCGGTTTGATGATGACGGCATGGGAATAAACCACATTTTTGATAATATCAATCGTTCAGAACGGTTTAAGTTGGTGACAGTACGATGAAAGATGCTACAAATGCGTTAATAACCTATCTTAACACACAAAAGCATATTACCGCCTGCGATATATACACGCTAAAGCTACAAAATGGCAACGTGTATCGGTTTGCTGACTTTGATACGGATGTTTTCTATGGTGGGCATACATACTCACATACGTTGATGGGAATACCGAAAAGACAGCAGATTAAAACACAATCGCAAGTAACTGTTGATTCTATGACAGTAGAGATATACAACACGCAATCTGATATGGTTGAAAGTGTTCCATTGAATAAGGCGGCACATGATGGACTGTTAGACAGGTCTGTATTAAGCCTGTCACGATGCTATTTTAGCGGTCAAACTGTATTAGGTGCTGTGCAGTTGTTTAGCGGTATTGTGGAGATTAAACAATGCGGTGGATTATCTATACAGATTACCGCTAAAGCAAAGACGCAAGGTTTGAACATGGAATTTCCAGTAAGAAAGTATTATCCGCAAGGTGTTTATACACAGGTCGGAGATACTGTCACATCAAGCGCAGACGATTCTGAAACGTGCTTGATTACGCCTTATGTACCGTTGAGAGAGGTTTTAATGTGATGAGCGGAAAAGATATTGCTAAAGCCGCTTGTGAATGGATTGGCACACCGCATGTCAACAATGCCAAAGTCAAAGGTATTGGCGTTGACTGCGGTATGCTTCTCATTGCGGCACTGGAAGATTCGGGGACAATAAAAAAAGACGATATAAAGATTAAGCCGTATTCAAACGAGTGGCACTTACACAGGGACGAAGAATGGTTTAAATCGTATGTAGAGCAGTACTGCGACAAGGTTGACGATTTACAGGTTGGCGATTTTTTGCTTTATCAGTACGGACGTTGCGTATCTCACGGGGCGGTATACATCGGTAACAATACTGTTGTACATGCGTTAGTTGACAGGGGAGTGATTCTTTCCAACATCAATGAAACGATATTTTTGGATGCAAAAGGAAAGAGCCGCTTGCGTGGGATATATCGTTACAGGGGTGAGTAAATGGGTTTTTTCGGCAGGCATAACACAACGACAAGAGCGGATAAAATCAGCGAATTTACTGTAAATACTGCTGAATATGGAACGGCTGTTCCCGAAGTATTAGGGACTACACGTTTAAGCGGTAACGTAATCTATTACGATGATTTTACCGCACACGAACACAAAGAAACGCATAAAAGCGGTAAAGGTGGCGGAAGTAAATCCACAAGCATTACTTACACCTATACAGTAGCTTGCATACTTGGTCTTTGCGAGGGCGAAATTGCTGGCATCGGCAAGGTTTGGCGTGGGAAAGAGGTTTACACCTATCCTAATGAAAAAATTGAACTGACCGCTTTTTTAGGAACGCAAACGCAAGAACCGTGGGCGTATGTTGTCGGTAACCACCCTGAAAAAGCAATGCCGTATAAGGGATTGGCTTATATGGCTGGCGTTGTCGATATGGGCGATTCCGCAAGCTTACCGCAGTACAACTTTGAGATAAGGGGCAAGCTGTTAAATACTGGCGATGGCGTGGATGTAAACCCTGCTGACTATATCAGGTACGTTTTAGATAAAGTCGGCTTGGAAAGTGTTGAAATTGAGGGTTTGGACAACTACCGAACGTATTGCAGAGAAGCAGACCTTTTGATTTCTTCACCGCCTGACAG